TATAACACCATTATCGGTAGGTGTCAATCCTGCTACATCAGCTAACTGTGCATCGTAAGCTTGTACATCTGTACCGATAGCTAAGCCTAAAAAGGAACGAGCAGAAGATCCACCTGCACCTAAAGTAGTTAAGTCAGCATCATAAGCCTGTACATCTGTACCAATCACTAAGCCTAAAGCTGTTCTTGCAGCACCTGCTGAAGTAGCACCTGTACCACCATTTGCAATGGGAAGTGTGCCAGTAATATCGGCAGTACTAATATTGAGATCATCCCAAGAAGTATTAGTACCATCCGATTTTAAATACTTACCATTAGCACTAGCCTGAGATGGCAATAGATTATTGATAGCAGCATTAGCTGTACTAGCACCAGTACCACCATCGGCAATAGCCAAGTCGGTAATACCTGTGATAGATCCACCAGAGATAGTTACATTGCTTGCATCTTGTGTAGCAATCGTACCAAGACCTAACGAAGTTCTTACAGTAGAGCCTGACTCAGTAACGAAGTTAGTTCCGTTACCTACAATAAAGTTATTGTCAGTTGGGGTAAGACCAGCAATGTCGGCAAGCTGGGCATCATAGGCTTGAACATCAGTACCAATCGCTAGACCTAGGAAAGACCTAGCAGATGAACCACCAGCACCTAAAGTAGTTAGATCAGCATCATACGCTTGAACGTCAGTGCCGATGGCTAGACCAAGTGAAGTACGAGCGGTAGCCCCAGTCTCAATTACAAAGTTAGTACCATTACCAATAATGATACCGTTGTCTGTGGGACTTAAACCTGCAATGTCAGTAAGCTGTGCATCTAAAGGTTGTTTATTATCTAACTGGGTTTGAATAGCAGAAGTAACACCGTCAACATAATTTAACTCAGTGCCTGTTGGAGTGATGACAGTGCCATTTATTTCTAGGGTATCAATGTATGCAGTACCATCAATGTATGCATCTTTGAATTGGAATGTAGCAGAACCTAAGTCAACAGTATCATCTGTCTTAGGGGTGATAGCACCAGTAGAAACTACGAGATCTTGTGCAGGACCTACCTTTGTGATTGGGGAACCATTAGCAGCCCCATCGTGATTGTGTCCTGTGCTTGCATTAAACGCTGCTTGTAACGAATCAAATTCGCCATCTAAGTCTGAAGCATTAATAATATTACCGTCAGCAATATTGTTGACTGTATCGTTACGTGTATATCCAGTTGCCATATCTATTTACCTTATCGTCTATCCCTACCGTCTATCGTAAGTAGCGTATTCTAGTGTTGCAGCGTCAAGTGAAAATGCAGGATCAGTACTTTCAGATACAAACTGCAAAGATACTGTAAATCCAGATCCTACTACCTGTGTCTGGAATAGTTTCTTTAATTTAGTTCCATAACGTACAGTACCGTAAGTAGCCGTAGAGGAACCATAAAATCCTACAGCACCTGTTTGATTTGACAATGTTATTGTGTCAGGTTGTATCACACCTTCATCGTCAAAGTCAAGCTTTAAATTGACTGAGGTTGTTACACTTCCTAGTGGATCTGTATATAAGAAAAGCTTATAAAATGCTTTACGAATACGTGGATCTTCCATTGGTACAAATGGGGTAGAGAAGGTAGCAATAATACTAGCACCATCAAAACTATTTCCTTTCTCCATCTCATATACATAACCATCTGTATTAGAGAACACAACAGTTTCTACCCTGCCGTAATAATCACTATCTGCTACAAAGGCTTTGATACCCCGTAACTCAGCCCAAGCTATTGTACCTGTCTGGTCACCGATTGTCTGAGTACCTAATACACCTACCGCATTCTGAGTAGTAACACTCTCATTGTATCCAAAGATACGGTACTGTGATTTCTCTCGTATTACAACACTAGAGAAAGATGTACTAGATCCAATAAAGGCAGTCATCTCACTCTGAATAAACTTAGATACTACTGCTAATGAGTAGTCACCAAACTTATCTGTACCACTCAAAAGTCTCAAACCGTCAGGACCCAAGAACATAACATCAGATCCGACCTCTTGAATTGTATCTGTATCTACACAGCCAACATTCAAAGTAATAGGTTGTAATACAAAATCAGCTACAGTGTTACCAACTAATCTACTAATCTTTTGCTGGCTAAATATAATAAGCTGTTCACGAAATACTATTAAACCCGTGATAGCATTGCCAACACTTATAACACCAGAACCATTTGCTACATTAAAGTCATTGTCCGTATAAGGGGAAATAAAAGTTAACTTATCGCCCTTGGCAAAGAACAGTTGATTCTTAAACCATACGACATGCTCAGCACCAACAACATCTGAAGGAGCATCATGCAATTCTACAAATGATGTACCGTCATATAAGAAGGGGACATTGACACTGTCAACACCACATAGTTTTTCTGTAGTTGCAATACGGTACTTCTCAAATCTATACTTTGTTGCAGGTTCTCTGGCTGCAGATAAAAAAGTTATTGCAGCATTATCCGCTGGGCTAGATGCTAAAGCAGGACTAATTGCTAAGGTAGTACCACCACTAGTAACTGTTGCATCAGAAGTAACTGTGTATATTAATGATACACCAGCAATACTAAATACATCACCCGCTTTAGGTTTACCTGTCAATCCATCAACAATTAAACTACTGCCTGTTTGACTGGCACCATTAACTAATACAGTTCCATATGATGGGGCACTAATCTTTGTCCAGCCACTGCCTATGCTTCTATATAAACTGTTGTTACGGGCAGCGATTACTTTACCTGTCCAAGCAGCAACACCTTGAATAGTGCCAGTCCCAGATGTAAATGTAAGGGCAGCTTTATCCGCAGGGCTAGATGCTAAACTTGTTGTTAGTGTAAGTGTTGCACGCTTAGTGGATGAATTATATGAAACACCACCAGTAGCAATCGTATATGTACCAGCTACCCCTGCAATAGTAAATGTATCAGCTTCTAATGGGGAAGCAATTAAGTTGCCTACTATAAGTGTAGTACCTGTTTGCCCACTTCCGTGTACTCTGCCGTCCCCATATGCAGGAACGATAGAGCTATCATACTTATCAAATCCATCGATACGTCTATAGCCACCCTCGATAGAAGGTTCAAAATTACGTAATATCCTAGCACTGCCCGGAAATTGAATACCAAGCTGTAGAGGGGATAGATTCGTAATTAACCCACCCTTAAACTCAAACGGGTATGTACTCCATCTATCAGCCATTAATTAACCCTAAAGCCAGCAGTGTATCTTTTATTTTGTGGAAGCATAGTAGAGCGTACATACTCGGTACGATTAACCAGCATGATTCTCATATGCTTAAGGTTCTGTTCAAACTTTGCTTTTGCTACTGTTGCGTCTTGGGTATTGCCCCTAAACATATACGCATAATAAGTAGCACCTTCAACAATGACATGCCTATACATTTCAGGAATAGTTGGCACATCATTGTATGCAGATAAATCGGTAGTTACTGTGTAATACTCATACGTTAGTTCGTATGCTTCCTTTGGTGTTTGTACCAAAATGAATTGTCTATTTGGTGCCTGAACAATAAAGGAAGGAATATCTCTTAGACTTGTATCGGCATTATATTCTTGATCTACAAACTTCTCTAAGTATTCTTCGTAAGACAGAATCTTTAATTTGACTGTCTCATTGTTGAATGTAGTACTTTTTCTAATACGGAAAGAATCGAAGTCAATTGTTTTCGCATTAGCAGGATAGTTATACCTACTTGTTCCTGCAGTTAAGGTTGTAGTTTGTGTTACATGATTCCAGTGCCATTGGAATTCTAGCTGATTAATATCTTGAATAGCTGCATTGACTGCGTCTTTGGCATGCGAATAGAAACCCTTTGCAGTACTGAAGTTAGAACTGGTTAGCTCTACTTCATTTAGCTTTCTATTAATGTCATTGACTAAACCCAAGAAATCGTAAGCCACTATAGCACCTTATTGAGATGTATAAATAAAGAAAGGCAGGGGCTTGTGACCCCCGCCAATCACTATACTACTTAAGCCAACTG